TGCAAGTAAAAAAGATTTGATTTTTATCGGAATTATTGTTTTCCTTATATTTTTATTGACTCTTATTTCTGGATTTTTTATTTATGAAATTGGATTGAGGTATATAATGTGGTTTATTTCCTTTGCTAATTTCTTTTTGTTGATTATATTATTTATTGATTATCTCCACGCAAAAAGAGAATAGTAAAATTGGTACTTGACAATTTATAAATCTTTGATATAATGTAGATAGAAATAAATGCATAACCAAAGGAGTTGTAATGAAAGAAAAAAGAATTGATAAAGTAGATTTAGTTTATAAGTGGCTAATTACTCTATTTATATTATTTTTTAGTTTTATTTTTGGGGAGTTGTATTCTGAAAGTTTAATAGAAAAAATATTAATTTATTTTTTGGGATTTGCTAATTTGTTAACAGTAATAGTTATTTCGGCAGAATATAATTCAAACAAAAACAAATAACAAAGAAAGGAATTTTAAAATGTACGATGACCCTACTCTTTTTATCAAGTTTCGATATGGATATGTGAAAAATTTTCCATTAATTACAGAATGCAAAGTTTATTGGAAAGATAAAATTTTAGAAGGCTATGCTTTTTGTAACAAAAACTTTGATAATCCACAAAAGAAAATTGGTAGAAAGATTGCCTTTAGTAGAGCAATTAAAAATCTACCAAGAGAACATCGGAAGTTTTTGTGGGAACAGTATAAAAAACATTTCTCTGTGTAATCTATAAACCCCCCATAGTTCAAGGGATAGAACAAAAGACTTCTAATCTTTAGGTGCAAGTTCGAATCTTGCTGGGGGGACAAAACCCAGAGAAAATAAAAAAAAATAAAAGGAGTGATTAAAATGTTTAAATTTATGTCCCTTATTGAATTGTTAATTTTTATCTTTCGTGGTACTAAAATTAAAATTACAAAGTTGGATGACAATTAATACTTGACAAAATAGTAATTTATTGTTATAATAATAAAGTCCTCTCTTATAGGGGAAAGGAGTTTTATGAAATATATGAGAAGTTTCTTATACTACTTTCCTAAATATTTTGAGGAAAATTTCATAGAAGATAATACATTTGAAATAGTTACTGCTGGTATAAAAGAAATAGATGTAAAAGTAAAACAAAGGCAAGACTACATAACAATACAAGTTTTTGATAAAGAAAATGATAAATTAATATTTATACTTCAAGATTATTATTGCCCGAATATTGAGAAAGTTACATATAAAACAGAAAACGGTATTACTAAAATAAAGATAGTAGAAAAAGAAATTTCAAAAATACCTGTCATAAAAGAAGAATAAAATAACAATTTTATTTCCTATAAGAGAGGACAAAATGACTAAAAAAACAAAAGAACACAAATTAAACTTATTAGATGCCATTATTGGAATTATTGAAACAATGTTAGAAGTTACCCCCAATCCAGAAAAGCACAACGAAATGTTAAAAGATTTACATAACCTAGATATGCAGAGAGAGCGGGTAAAAAAAGAAAAAGATGAATAATTTAGAATTGCTAGAAATAATAAAAGAAAATTTAAATATAAATATACCTTATATAAAAAATTCTTATAAAAAGGGAGATGCTGTTTTATACTCATCTCCCTTTTGGGATGAAAAGGAAATTCTTTCGGCTATTAATTCTTTACTAAATGGCAAATGGATTTCGAGCGGGGAAAAAGTTCACGCTTTTGAAAGGGAATTTTCAAAAATCAATAATCAAAAATATGCTGTTATGGTTAATAGCGGTAGCAGTGCAAATTTATTATTGATTGCCAGTGTAAAAAAGTATTTTAATATTCCCGATAATTCAGAAGTGATTGTTTCAGCAGTAGGATTTCCTACGACTTATTCGGCAATTATATTAAATAATCTTAAACCTGTTTTTATTGATATAGAATTTGACACATTGAATTTTGACATTGAAAAAATTGAAGAAAAAATAACAGATAAGACAAGGATAATATTTGTTTCACCTGTTTTAGGAAATCCACCTGATTATGATAAACTAATAGAAGTTTGTAAAAAACATAACCTTTTACTTTTAACAGATTGTTGTGATTCTTTAGGTACTAAATGGGACAATAAATTTCTTCCAGAGTTATCTATTGCAAGTAGTTATTCTTTTTATCCTGCCCACCACATGAGTTGTTCTTTTGATACCAGAATACCTTATTTAGATGAAAATAATCAATTTTGTTTTGATACAATTGAAAACATTTATTATAAATATCATTTAAATCCGAGCGCAATAAAAATATTTACTTTCGATAAAGAAAATAATACTTTTTGGAAAAGTCCAAAAGAAATTATTCAGCACAGATTAAATGGAAAGAAAATGTTGAGAATAACTACTGAACATGGAAGAAGCGTAGATGTAACAAAAGACCACAGTCTTTTTATTCTTGACGAAAATTTAAATATTATTCCAATAGAGTCTAAAGATTTATCTGAAGGAGATTATTTAATTACTTCTAAATATATGAATATTTTAGAAGATAATGATTATTTTAATCTAATAAAGATATTCAAGCAAAATGATTATGGAGAATATTTTTATGTTGAAAATTTTCCTAGCGAAATTTTAGATAATATAAAAAATAGAGATTATGCTTACCAATATAAAATTCGTAATTCTATTCCTCTTTCCTTGATTTCACTGGAAGAAATAGAAAAATTAGATTTTAAAAATTCAAATATTGCATTATCTCAATCAAGCACTAAAATTCCTTGCTATCTTTATAAAGATAAAAAATTAGCAAGATTAATAGGATATTATTTATCAGAAGGTAATTATAATGATGGAGGAATATCTATATCTCTGAATAAGAATGAAGTAGATATGGTTGAAGATATTAAAAATATTATTTATGATAAGTTTAATTTAGATATTTCTTTATCAAAAGCGGGGGAAAATGGAATTATTTTGCATATTTATTCAAAGACTTTAAAACTAATTTTCAAGGAAATATTTAATATAGAATCAGGAGCAAAAAATAAGCGTATTCCAAAATTTTTATATCAATGTAATCCAGAAGTAATAAAGTCTTTTATTTACGCATATACAAAAGGTGATGGTTCATTTAGAAAATTAAAGTACAATCACAACAGAATAGATGTTACAAGTGTTTCTTGTGATTTATTAAATGATTTTCAATACTTGTTAAGTTGTGCAGGTATTTTTGGAAGTTTTTATAAAAGAAACAATGGTAAATCAAAAAAAATATTAGGAAAGCATACTAATTCATCTGACAATTTTAGTATTTGTTTTCATGGATATATTTATGATGAAAATGAAAAAACAATTATTTTATCTAATAAAAATTTTAGAAATACTCTTTCAGATAGTATCCCGATAACAGAAAACTTAAGAAAATACTTAAAAAATATTCCAAAGACCAATAAAAGAATAAGTAAAAAAAGAGCAATAGAGATATTGAAAAAAAATAACACAGAAATTCCTAAAATTTTATTATCTGATTTAGTAGCATTAAAAATAAGGAAAATAGAGGAATTAGATTATTCAAATGATTTTGTTTATGATTTTTCAATATCTCCTACAGAAAGTTTTTATGGTGGTTTTATGGGATTATTTTTTCATAATTCTACAGGAGAAGGGGGGGCTATTACATCTAATAATAAAGAAATCATAGATATTGCTAGAAGTATGGCATGGTGGGGTAGGGATTGCTATTGTGTTGGAAGTGCAAATCTGCTTCCTAATGGAACTTGTCAAAACAGATTTTATCCTTATTTAAAGCCTTATTATTCTGAAACAATAGACCATAAATATTATTTTACAAATATTGGTTACAATTTAAAACCATTAGATTTACAGGGTGCTATCGGGTTAGAGCAAATAAAAAAAGGTGAAGAGATTCATTCAAGAAGAATAAATAGTAAGAACACAATTACAAAAATATTTACAGAAAAAATAAAGAATATAAAAAGTCCAAAAGTATTAGGTAAATCTTTTGTATCATGGTTTGGAACACCATTTATTTGTGAAAGTCCGTCAGAAAAAAGAAAACTTGTTTCTTTTTTGGAAAGTAAAAAAATACAAACACGAAACTATTTTGCTGGAAATATATTACTTCATCCTGCATATAGAGAATATGGGAATTATTTAGATTATCCAGAAGCAAATAAAGTATTAGACCTTGTATTTTTTATTGGTGCTTCCCCGCATTATAATAATGATACTTTTGAATATATTAGTGAGGTGCTAGATGAATATATTAGTATTGGGTGATGGTTTATTGGGAAATGAAATTATAAGACAAACTAAATGGAATTATATTTCTAGAAAAAAAGATGGAATAGAAGCAAGAGATTTTAAAACACTTATTCCATTTTTAGAAAAAGAAAATCCTGATGTAATTTTAAATGCAATTGCATATACAAGCACCTATAATATGACAGAAGAGGGAAAAATTTTGCATTGGGATACAAATTATGTATTTGTAATTCATCTGGCAAATTGGTGTAATTCTAAAAATATTAAACTTGTTCAAATTAGCACGGATTACTTGTACGCAAATTCTAAAATAAATGCAAAAGAAACAGATGTACCCGTCCATGCTAATAACTGGTACAGTTATACAAAATTATTATCAGATGCCTATTGTCAATTATTTGAAAAAAATCTTATTATAAGGACTTCTTTTAAGAAAAAGCCTTTTCCTTATAAAAAGGTTTTTCAAATGGTTGGTAATTTTGATTATGTTGATAAGATAGCGACTTTAATTATATGGTTGGTCAAAAAAAATGCAAAAGGTGTTTATAATGTGGGTACAAGAACAAAAAGCATGTATGAATTGGCTAAAAGAACAAATCCAGAATCTTATGAAGAGTTTTTTTTAATCCATGAAAGTATGCCATCAAATATTACAATGAATTTAGATAAGTTAAGAAAGGAATTAAGTATTGACTGGTAAATATAATTTATTTTTTACAATAGGTATCCCTGCTTATTCTATGCGTGGAAAAGGTCATTTTTATCTTGAAAGAGCAATTAGAAGCATTTATGAGCAGTATTATTCTGATAAATATTACGAAATTCTAGTTAGTGATGATTCAGATGATGATATAATTTATAAGGTTTATAAAAGTTGGAAAGATAGAATTAATATTCGATATATAAAGAATGAAAATGATAAGGGTGCTGGAAATAATTTTAACAATTTATTACTTAATGCAAAAGGTGAATATATTAAATTACTTTGTCAAGATGATACATTATTTGATAATAATTCTTTAAATATAATTGAAAAAATTATATTAGATAATAAAAATTATTTTTGGTATGCTTTTGCTTACGCACATATATTAGATAATAAAGTTGAACAGTTTAGAGATTTTCACTACCCATCTTATAATCAAGATATAGTTATTGTAAATACAATTGGTACACCATCTTGCGTTACAATTAGGAATATGTATAAAATTCCTCTATTTGATAATAATCTGAAATACTACTATGATTGTGAATGGTATCATAGACTCGTGGAAAGATATGGTCAACCTTATTTATCTAATGAAATAACAATGAAAAATTATATTAATGGGGAAGAAAGCAGTACAAGTCAAATGACAGCAGAAATTATTGGTAATGATTTAAATTATATATATAGGAAGTATCGTAATGGATAAAATATTAAATGATGTTACACTTGTGGCTATATCTTCTATTGAAATAGAAAAAACTATTAATGCTTTAATTGTATCAACAGATAAATTAAGATTTAAAAAAGTTTTATTTTTAACAGATAAAGAAGTACTTCCCCCCAAGCCAATTGAGATTGTAAAAATAAATCCAATTAATGATATTATGGATTTTAATAGATTTTGTTTTTTTGATTTGGGGGATTATATTGATACAAGCCATGCACTATTGGTACAATATCATGGTTTTGTGATTAATCCTCAATTATGGACAGATGAATGGTTAAATTACGATTATATTGGTGCATTATGGGAAATTAGAGAAGGTTCATATATTGCAGATAACGGGGAAGTAGTTAGGGTAGGGAATGGCGGATTTAGTTTAAGAAGTAGAAAATTGATGCAATTACCTAAAAAATTGGGACTTGAATTAAAAGAAGAAATGGGTTATTATAATGAAGATGGAAACATTTGTTGTTATCATAGAAGCACATTTTTAAAGGAAGGAATAAATTATGCACCAGTAGAAATAGCAAAAAACTTTTCTTTTGAAACACCTGTACCAGAAAATATAGGTATAAAAACTTTTGGATTTCATAGAAATTTGTATCCTAGTAATTTGAATATAAAAATTTGTACAGATAGAAAAGGATAATACTTATGATAACCACTTATTTTACAGGAAATTTAGGAAATGGACTTATACAATATAATTTAATTAGAGAAATAGCACATAGGGCAAATTTAGAATTTGGTTTTACAAAGAGATATTTTTTTGATTATTATGGCGGAAAATTACAATCTGATTTCTTAAATTTAGATTACGGGTATCCTGTTGATATAAATTACGGGGAAACAAAAAACTTTTATATGTGGAGAGAAAAGAAAATTTCAAATTATGTCAATGGTGATTATTATGATTATCATCCTTTTCAAAATGATGTATTTGAAAATCCGAAAGATAACACTATTTATGTATTTTCCTGCGGTCAAGATGCAAGATATTTTGACATAAATCATCTTAAAGAGTGGAATCAGATAAAAAAAGAAAATGTAGAAAATTATAATAAAGTTTTAGAATATCATAAGATTAATTTAGAAGATGAAAATCTTTGCGTAATCAATGTGAGGGGGGGTGAATATGTATATATTCCTAATTTGATTTTAGATGTTGATTACTGGAAAAAATCAATTGAAATTATGATTGATAAAAATCCAAAAGTTTATTTTGCTGTGGTAACAGATGATGTAGACTATGCCCGTCAAATTTTACCAAAAATGAATGTTTATCACTTTACAATAGGACTCGATTATTATATTATCAATCATGCTAAAAATCTTATTTTATCAAATTCATCTTTTGCAATTATCCCATCCATTACCAATCCGAATAATCCCTTTATTATTGCACCTAAATACTGGGCTAGATACAATGTAAGTAACGGTTATTGGGCTTCTAGTGATATTTGGACATTTTCAAAATGGGGTTTTAATTTTATGAATAGAGAAGGAAAACTTTTTTCATATTCTGAAAATGGGGAAGAAAAAATTTTATGAGAACATTTTGCAATTTTTTATTTTTCAATGAATTGGATATTCTGGAAATAAAACTGAATGAATTATGGAATACAGTTGATGCTTTTATAATTCAAGAATCTTCTATAACACATTCTGGACTTCCAAAACCACTATATTTTAAAGAAAATTACAAGAGATTTTCAAAATATTTCTCAAAAATTATTCATGTAGAAATTCCATCCTATTACAATTTTTTATCTTATAACGATTTTTCAAATTATTGTGAAGAAAATTATAATTCTATTCTTTTTAAAATAAAAAATAATATAGATAAATCTGACTGGTTTGATAAAAATGTAAATTCTTATTTTAGAGATACATTTGAAAAAGAATATTTAATTTGTAATAATTTCTTTTTTAAAGATAATGATATAATTATTGTTGGAGATTGTGATGAAATTCCTAGAAAAACAGTTATAGAAAATTTGAAAAAAGAAATAGATGATGATGTTGTATACCATTTAGAGCATGATAATTATTGGTATTATTATAACTTAAAAAAATTAAGTGAAAGATGGTTTGGAAATATCGTTACAAAATATAAAAATTTTGAAAAGCATTCATATACTTATTATCGAACATATAAAAATGGAGATTATAAGAGAAGAAATCTGTATAATGCTGGCTGGCATTTTACATATATGGGCGGATTAGATAATATTATTAAAAAAATAAAGTCATGGGGAGAGCAATCGTTAAATAAAGAAAGTATTATTTATAATTTACAACATAGTTTGACAAAGGGAATTTATGAAGGTTTTGATATTTTTGGCAGACCCTCAAAATTTCAATTAGTAGAAATTACACCAGAATCTCATCCTGAATATTTATATTATAACCAAGAAAAATTTATAGAAGGGATATTGAAATGATTGAATATAATGCTTTTTTAGTAAATTTACCAGAACGGGGAGATAGGTTAAGTAAATCAATAGATGAATTGCAAAATTTTGGGATTATCAAAAATTTAATGATTTATCCCGCTATCAAAACCGAAAATGGTGTTATAGGCTGTGCTTTCTCTCATTTGAACATTTTGGGAATTTCCAGTAATGAGAAAGAAAATAAGCATGTATTAATTTTTGAAGATGATGTTAAATTTTTACCTAATGCAAGAGAAAATTTTGAATTAGCATTAAAAGATTTAGAGGAAGTTGAATGGGATATGTTTTATCTTGGGGGAAATATTTGTAATACAATAACACCTGTAACTAAACATCTTGGAAAACTATCTCATGCACAGTCCACCCATGCGTATATGGTTAACAAAAACTTTATATCGAGGCTGTTATTGGAAATACCGAGATATTATGCTACTCCGCTTGATTTAATTTATACAAGCATTATTCCTACAATTAACGCTTTTATTTCCATTCCAGAAATGATAGCCGTTCAAAGACCCTCTTATTCGGATATAGAAAAAAGGGATGTAGAGTATGAATCATGGATGATAGATAGATATAAAAGTCATTTGAAATTACCCCTTGACAAATAAGACATTATATACTATAATCTATATGTTGATGTGATTTTTATTTTACTATGAAGGGAGATAACATGGATGTCAAATTGATTGATTGTATGGGAGATGATTTAAGAGTAGTAAACTGTGCAAGGGTTTCTTTTAACAAATTTGATGATAACAGAAATCCAGAAAAGTTAATCAAATATTTAATGGAACATGACCACATGAGTCCATTTGAGCATGTTGTGTTTACAATAATGGTAGAATGTCCCATTGCAATTGCAAGGCAATTTATGAGGCACAGAACATTTAGTTATTCTGAAATTAGTAGAAGATATACCAGTGAAGATATTAGATTTTATTTACCAGAAAAATTAAGACTACAAAGCAAGATAAATAAGCAAGGAAGTGATTCTTTTCTTGAAGATGATAAAGATGATTTTTTAGGTAAGATAAAATTATTATATGATGAAATATATTCATTATATTATGAAATGATTGAATCTAATATAGCAAGGGAATTGGCAAGGTTTATATTACCTGTTTCTACATATACAAAATTTATATTTACTGGAAAGTTAAGAAACATATTTGATTTTTTAGAATTAAGATTAGCAGAGGATTCTCAATATGAAATAAGAGTAATTTCTAATAAAATCAGTGCAATCATTAAAGAAAAAGTGCCTTTGTGCTATAACGCATGGCAAAATAAAATGGAATCAAAATTTTTATATACGAAAGGAAGAACAATAAAATGGGAGTAAAATCATCACAAGAAAGAAATAATAAAAAATTAAAAATTTTACTTTTTGGAGATGCAGGGGTGGGGAAGACTCATTTTGCTCTGACATCTACCCCCTCTAAAATTTTGGTATTTGATGCCGAAAGTGGTACAGATTTTTTTGAGGGTCGTAAGGGTTTTGATTTTGACTATTGGGTAGATGATGAGGGATTGAAAACTTCATCTATTAAAGAATTAATGAAAGCAATTGAATATCTGGAAAGTCAGGAAGGTCGAAAAAAGTATGAAACATTTGTAATTGACCCCATTTCAGATATTTGGGATAATATTCAATCCCAAAGAGCAGAATATAAGGACATTATTAAATCTAAAAAATCTAGTGAATATAAGAAAAATCCAATCAATGATTTAGATTTAGAGAGTTTTAATCAAAAAGATTGGGCTGATATGAAGCGGGTTTATAAAGATTTGATGCTTTCTCTAAAAAATCTTCCTCAAAATGTTATTTTGGTTGCAAGGGAAAAAGAAATTTCTGAAACAAAACCCGATGGAAGTATTGTTAAAACTGGTGAATATACCTTTGATGCTGAAAAGAATACGAAATATGCCGTTGATTTTATTTTGAGAATGGTTTATGATGATAAAGTCAATAAACGCTGGATTATTGTTCAAAAATCCCGTGCAGATGGCTTGGAAAAGAACAAGAAAATAGAAAATCCTACATTCACCATTTTTGATAAGGTAGTAAATTCTATTGATACATCAAAAGAGGTAAGAAAATCTATTTCTCAAAAGGAAGAAAACATCTTTGAAGAAGAGAATAAAGAAGAAGAGGAAATTGAACAATTGAAAGAAATTGTTATTCAGGTTTGTAAAGAGCATGGTGGAAGTAAAAATCCAGAAGTGATGAAAATTGTTAAGAGTTTTGTGCCAAACGGTAATACAAATTCTATTAAAGACAAAGAAACACTGTTGAAGATTATTGAAATGGTTAATGATTTAGATAGTCAAGATGAAGAAGTAGAGGAATAATGTCATCTTTACCAGAATGCAAAAGGTGTTCAGAGTATATTCATCACGGGGAAGTTATCTGCGGGAAGTGTGTTGTGGAAGAAATATATCCTAAAATTAATGAAATTCTATTTTTGGCAAGTTTGAATTTTATACCCGAAAAATATACAAAAGAGCAATGGTATGATGAAAGAATTTCCAAAATATCACAAAAAAGTAAAGAATTAGTGAAGTTTTTAGAAAAGTTTAGAAAAGGATAAAAAAATGAGTCTTAATATTGCTGAACAATTTGTAACATTTTGGGGAATACAAGAAGACAAGGGTAACTATGCTGTCGTAAAGATTAGCAGTAGTAGAAAAGATAAAAAAACTGAAAAATATGTAAATTCCTCGTGGTATGCTAATTTTGTTGGAAGTGCCTATGAAAAACTTAAAGAATTGGGCATTCCAGAAAAAACCAGAATTAAAATTTCTGGTGCTACAATGAAAAAAGAACCTTATCAACAAGATGGTGAAACACTATATCCTAAATTTCCAACTTTGACAGTTTTCAACTTTGAACTTTCAGATGAAAAAGTAAAAACTAAAAGAGTTGAAAAGGCTAGTGATGATAACTTTGAATTAGATAATGAAATTCCTTTCTAGTATAAAAAAGTAAATTAGAGCAGAGAGAGGGAAGTAGCAAAAATACTTCCCTCTTTTTAAAGGAGATTTCTATGAAAAATAATTTACTCGAAAAAGCACTAGAATATGCAAGCATGGGTTTTTATGTTTTTCCATGTAGGGAAAAAGAAATAATATATGGGGATAAAGTTTTTAAAGTAAAATCCCCATATATTGAAGGTGGATTTAAAAATAGTACAATTAATGAGAGGGAAATAATTAATTTTTGGAAGAGATTTCCAGAAGCATGTATAGGAATTGCTTGTGGTAAATCAAATTTATTTGTAATAGATATTGATATAAAAAATAATCGAGATGGTATTAGAAATTTTATGAAACTTGGCATAGATAAAGAGGGTGCTTTAGAAAGTAGAACACCGAGTGGGGGATGGCATATTGTCTTTTCTTCTACAAGAAGTACAAGAACAACAACAAATACAAGATTGGGAATAGATACACGAGGTACAGGTGGATATATTATTGCTCCACCCTCATATATTTACGATGGAAATTCTAAAAAATATTATCTTGCATTGACAAAGTGGGATAAAATTCCAAGAGAAATAACAGGGGAAGAATTAATAAAATTAAATTCTTTAAAAAATTATCAAAAGAAAAAAGAGAACCAAAGATTTTTAAATATAAAAGAAAATTTACCAAAAATTATAAATTCACTTGACAGAATTAAACATTTATCTGATAATTATCAGGATTGGATTACAATAGGTATGGCACTCTATTCTTTGGGGGATAAAGGTTTAAAATTATGGGATGAATGGAGTAAAAATTCTATAAAATATCAATCTGGTGTTTGTGAAGAAAAATGGAAAACATTTAATCCAGAAGAAATCAGTTTAGGTACAATTTTCTTTTTAGCAAATGAAAGGAGCGAGCATAAATGACATTGAATTTTTCGCCAGAGATTGAAGAGAGTCTATTATCATTAATTATAAAGTATCCTGATTTAATGAATTATATATCTGACCAAGTTTCAGAAGAAGATTTTTATTGGAAACCTTATAGTACATTATTTTCAGTATACTTTTCTTTATATACGGAAGGTAAAGGAATTGATAAAATTACCGTTTTAGATGAATTAGAAAGGCGTGGGGAAATATTAAATATCTACAATACTGAAATATCCGAAACAGAACACGGTATAGAATATATTATTAATAAGGAAGCAGAATTAGAAAATTATGAAACTTATATAAAGATAATAAAAGATAATTCTACAAAAAGAAAAATCTATTATTTATCAAATAGAATAAAAGAAAGAATTAATAATTCTACTACAAAAGAAATTATTGAATATATTGATAAAGAATTAAACGATATTAGTATATTATCGGAAACCAGAAATAATAGTATCACACCTGTAACAGATATACTTGAAGAAACGATTCAGGAAATTGAAAAGGCAAAAAAAGGAAATCGAGAATATTTAGAAACAGGATTAACAGAATTAGACAAGTTAATTGGTGGGTTTTTTAATGAGCAATTAGTTATTGTTGCTGGAAGGCAAGGGGAAGGTAAGAGTGCATTGTTGTTAACCTTTGCGATGAATATTGCTACAAATCCGTTATGGAGTAAAAAAGTAGGAATATTTTCTCTTGAAATGGGAAAAAAGGAATATACTCAAAGGATAATTAGTTTTTTCTCTGGTATTCCTACTTTGCGTATTAGATTGGGTAAAATTTTTGATAGAGAAAAAGAACAATACAAAAAAGCAATTGAAACAATTAGAGGACTTGGTATTTTCTTTGATGATAGCCCTTCTCTTACTATTCCCACTTTGAGGGGAAAGATAAGAAAAATGGTTGAAATGGGTGCTAAAATAATTTTCATTGACCAGTTAGAGCAATTAATCTCATCGAAAGAAAATGAAAATGAATACATCAGAGTAGACAAATTAACCTACCAATTAAAGGGTTTGGCAAGGGAATTTGGAATACCAATAGTTGTAGCACATCAATTGAACAGGTCTATAGAACACAATGAAAGAGAACCAAAACCCTCTGATTTATCACAAGCAGGAGAAAAAGCAACCGATTTGATTTTAATTATTCGGCATAAAAAAGAAGATGCTGTTATCAAAAGTAGCAGAATTTATTGTGTTAAAAATAGAAGTGGTGCATTGGGATATGTTAATGTAAAATTTATTGGTGAAAGTGTAAAATTTATTGATGATGAAAATCCACTAGATGATGAAGATTAGGATTAATTATGAAAAATAACAAGATTTATGTACTTGATTTTTTGTGAAATTTATGGTATAATAGATTATCTTTATTGAAAGGAATTGATTTATGAGTAAAACAAATTTAAAAATAAAATTAGATTTATCAGAATTTTTATTTTCATTTAGCAGTATCAATACATATAAACATTGCCCATACTCTTTTTATTTAATGTATGACAAGAGAGTAAAGAGAGATGGAAATTTTTTTTCTGATTATGGAAATTTTATTCATTCAATAGTTGAAGCCTATTTTAAAGGGGAATTAGATGTATGGGAAATGTCATCTTATTATAAAAATAATTTTTTTAATAATATAAATTATGACCCACCACCCTTATATAATATCTTAAATTCTTATTACAATTCTGGATTAAAATTTTTTGATAATTTTGATTTTGACAAAGACCATTATGAAATTATTAATTCGGAAGAATTTATAAAAGGTACTATAAAGGATTATAAAATTACCATTAAACCAGACCTAGTTTTTAGAAATAAAGAAACTGGTGAAACAATTATTATTGATTTTAAAACTTCTGAAATTTATAAAAATAAAAAACTAGATGAAGATAAATTAAAATCATACAAAGAACAATTATCTATTTATATATATTTTATTAAGAAATTTCTAAATATAGAAATTCAAAAGGGTATGCTTTGGTTTATCAGGAGTAATCAGAAAATAACCTTTGAATATGATGAAAAATACACACTTAATGTTTTAGAAGAATACGAAAAGATTATTA